TAATGTTGCCAGTAAGTGATGTGTAATCCATTAGACCGTTACCCCAACAGGCCCCAAAGACCCTATAGCCGCCGCAGCTGGCACTTGTATCACAATGCCTCTGCTTTGTGCGTATTCTGCATTATCCGGGCGCGGGTTACGTACTGCTTGCGCATCCACTACCCTATATAGCCCAAGGTCTTCCTGTGGGTGTTGTTCATCCCAGCAGGACGGGCACGCTAATAAACCAGTAGGCACGCGATTCCGCACAACTACTTTCAACTGCTTTAATTTGTATTGGAACCCGCACACATCGCAAATCCCTAGTGCTTTTTTACCTGCCGCATACGTACTCATACACGTGACAACCGGGGTACTATGCGCATGTTGGCTTTTTCACGATCTTCGTAAGCGGCCAACTCAAACTGTTTTTCGTATTCTTGTTGTAGCATCTGGGAACGCTGGGCAAGCTCGGGAACTTTCATGGCTATATAATACGCCAATCCTGCAACTAGGGCAGGTAAAAACCTGAACCCAACATCGGGGGTTTCAATACCGTTACCAGCATCTTCTATACGGCGCATACGCCAGTATTTGAAAGTGTATGTGGTAGCCCCATCAGGTACCGGCCATACTGTGATTGTTGGGTTGTCCAGACCGCGATCAATACGGACGTTGATGGGTCTACCTTGTATTAACTTGTTAGGTATAGCAGCGTAGTCAGGCATACTTAAGCGCACGATATTCAAGTCCGTTTGAGTATTTGTAACGCCTGCGTTCGTCCTAATGACGTGCTCTAACAAGTCTATTGTGTCAGCTGGCAGGTTATATGTGGCGGTGCCTTGGACCATAGCTACTGTGCCTTCGTCTATAGTCCACATGTTTATGCCACGGTTCTGCCACTCAATAGTCAACAGATTCATAGACCTACGAGTAGTGCGCAGGTCGTAACCGGTACGCATCTCACGCCCAGCTCTTTCCCACGCTTCCTCTGCTAGCTCCGTGAAGTCAGGAGCAAACGCTGTAGTTCCCGTTGTGGCCATAGTTTACCTGTAAGGGTTATAACTAACATGGAACTGAAGCTCTGCTGTATCAGTAAACGAGTCCACCTTCAACCTTACCCCAGTTGCGTTTGGAGACAATGTAGTAGTCTCGTCTGCCGTGCTGTTTGAGGTCTTCGTAAACCAAGTAGCGCTCTGAATACCATCAGCAATTATGTTGTCAAAAGTTTCTTCAGTGTCAAACTGAATAGTCCCCGTAACCCCAGTTACTGCCACAGTAGCCGCAGAATCAGATAGGTGGTTCAATACAACCGCAGGTGTAACCATCACATCAGCAGCGCCAATCTCTATATCAGTAGCAACTGTCCCACTGGCTGTAATAGCCGTTATCTGCGACCAATAAGTTGTAGTGGTGTTGTTTGTAGTTGGCCCCACATGAGTTGCTGTCTGAGGGTTACCGTTGGCGTCCTTGCCAACAATAGTAAACGTAACTGCAGCCCAAGATGCCGCAGATTCAAACAACAATGCTACACCACCTACACCCGCAGAAAAAGCATCCCCAATATCAAACTGCAAAGCCGTGCCCAAATCACACATAGCTCCATTCAATATAACCGCCACACTACTTGTGGGCTGCTGATCTTCAGCTATTCCATTAGCATCCGAGTTAGGCGGGTCAACGTCATACTGTTTTAATCCCGACATGTTTCACCCCTTACTCAAATATTACTCTGCTGATACCTTCATAGTGAACATCCAACGCCTCCGCAGCAGCAGCGCCAGCCTCAATACCAATATAGGGGATCAAGTCCACGTCATTGGTAAGCGCAGCAGTTCTAACAGGAGAAGCGTCTTGAGCAACTGACGTCACCGCTGTACCACCCGTACTACCTGATGTGGTTGTAATATTATACTGCACGCCGTTAACAAATATGGTGGCCGTACGCGCTGCATCAATCTCTATTCTCAGGTGATAGGTAGTGTCTGCAGCTACTGTAATAGGTAGAGCGCTGATGTAGTCAGTTCCACCAATACTGTGCACAAAATGCAACACGGTGAAATCAGTAAAGGCTTCACTGTTAGTGGCATCTGTTTGGAACTTGAAGAACAACTGGTCAGCATCAGTCGCTATCAGCTGGTCGTTGGTGAGTTTCAAACCCGCCCAAACCTTCTGGTTATCAATGGCATTGGTAGAAATAGACGCTTCCCAAACTACCGCGTTCTCGGTGCCCCATAACACTGTGGCCCAAGTTGTCTGGTTTGTATCAAGATGTGGGCATATGATGGCTTGGTCTTCATCTGCACCCGCTGTAGTAATTGTGAGTCCTGCGCGGGTTGTATCAAACGTCGCCAACGCAGTGGTCATGTTGGTGCCAAGGACTTCAAAGTCTCTATTGGCAATGGTGTAGGCTATCAACGCCGCAGAGGAAGTCGCGCCTGTGGTGTCAATTACTGCATTAAGTGCAGGCTTCTGCTTGAAGTATTCCTGCAGGGCGTACCTACGCACATCCCCACCCGTTACTGAGGTGAAGTCAGAAATTACGCCAGTAACAGCTGTTTTTGTTACGTGTTTGAAGCCATTCTGGGACCGGACTGGCCCGTTAAAAGTTGTGTTACCCATGTCGTTCTCCTGTCTGGGTTAAGGTCTGCACTCGTGATTGGGCGCAGTCAGGATAAAATTACTACCACCAAGATTTTTGGCGGGGTGTTTTTGGTGGTTCTGGTCTTGGTTCTGGTTCAACAGTGGGAGTAGGGACTATCACCTTCTCTACTACTGGTGCAGTTTCTACCACGACTTCCTTCTTCTTTTTAGCGGGCATAGATAAAACCTCCTAGCACACTTAAAGATAAGGGGGCACAAGGCCCCCCATCTGGTTAACTTACGGACTACCGGGGCTTCCGTAGATGCCAAGAGGATCAGAGACGCCAAAGCTGTATCTCTCCCTACTTTTATATCTGGAGTTGCCAGTGTCAAAGTCAGTGTCCATTCCAGTAGACAGAGCCACACGAGTAAAATGCTTCAACCCGTTAGGTATGTCAGTAGTCAGGAACCACGCATCTGGATCAGTCAGGTAATGGTTGACTGCATAACCCTCGGGAACAACCCCGTTAGTCTTAATAGCATTCAGATCATTATCAGCTGTACCAACACGGCCTTCTGTCTGCAGCAAACGAGTCGCTGTAAACTGGTTAGCAGATTGGATTATCAACTTACGTGGTTGTGCAGAGATTAAAAGCCCACGCTCATCAGTCCAAGCAGCAATATCAATACACGCCTGTTCCAAGGAAGTTTCGTTTAAATCTGCTGCAGTGGCAGGTTCGTTTGCATTGTTACCACCACCAACCAACGGGTGCAGTAACGAACAAAGCTCAACACCATCACCAAAGGTGTAAGTGCTATCAAACGCATTGTTCAAAATAGCCGCTGCTTTCACCTGCTTGGTGTAAGCCATGCCACGCGCCAAGGACTTGGTTAAACGCTTAGAAAGTGAGTCATACAGATTATCCTCAACAGCTTCCTCGGTCAGGGCAAAACCCATTGCAATTGTCTCGTGAGTATACCGTGCAGTCCACGCTTCCTGTGCGTTGTCATATGCAATGGCAGAACCTTCGTTTTTAACCGGGGCTGCGCCAAAACCTGACAACTTGGTTTCTTCTTCAAAAGAACGATCCGAAGATTCGTCTTCAAATACCTGTGTATGCTCAGGGGCATAACGCTTATATTCCATTCCGAATATGGCATTAAGGCCGGGGAGCAATTCCTTCATTAACTGTGCTCTTGAAATAGCCATTAGCTATTCTCCTTATATGCCAACGGCAGTGTTAAAGGCGTGGTAGCCGGGGTTAAATTTAACTAGCACATCTGGATACGTATCATCTGTCGCTGAGACAAACCCTACAATCAAAAATGCTCCCGTGGTAGTTTGCACAGTAGCATCAAGCGCCATTGTGGAATTACCTGTTGTTGTGCTGCCCGATGTAGTTGCGTGCTGTGCTGCGGGGAAGCCGGTGATAGAAAAAACATCATCCTGCCCACTTACGGCATCTAGCTGCGCTTGAAAAATCACATTAGGGTCATCAACCACTTTACACTTAACAACACCAGTGGTGCCGGTTGGGTAGTATTGTGAATGGACCGGTTGGCCTTGTGAGTTTATATACTCACAACCTACAAACACACCTATCGCAGTCAATGAAGACCCACCAAGGT